ATTCAGAAACTACTGTTTTTTATCATTACGATGTTTCTAAAACATTAAATATTCCACTTAAACAAGGAAGAACTCGCCATGGAAAAAAATGATAGACTTTGTAAACAATGTATGTTGTTAAAAGTTAGAATCGAATCAGGTAAGTATCCTGACGGTAAGAATAAACGTTATACAGACGAATCTGGTAAGTTATGGAATGGGTCTGTTTGCCCTGACTGTAATGTATCTAGATCCCATAATAATATGAATAAACTAAGGGCTAAACGAAAAGAATTGAGAAGTGTATAATGGAGTTTCTTGTAACTTGGCTAGTGTCATTAATACTTTTTATGGTGGTTCCATTTAAAAGTATTCCAAACGAAATAACCCCGTATTATAACGAGTTTATAGAAATTGTACAAAAGGAATGCCCTAAAGCAAAACCGCCTATGCAATTTGGTATTTACTTTAAAAAACTAAAGAACGAAGAAGTAGGACTTTGTACTTTATATACGTTTAAAAGTAAAATTGAAATTGATGAATTTTTTTGGGCAACATCAGATAATAGAACTAGACGGCAGCTTGTATTTCATGAATTAACACATTGTATTCTAGAAACACATCACGTTGAAGATATACAAAACTATATGTATCCGTATATGGTGTACGTTCCCGAAGAACAGTTAACAGATCAGGTAAAACAAGTAGCTAAAGATTATTGTAATTAATACTTCCAACGTCTTACTTTGTCATCTCTAAGATCTACATGTAAGAAGTTATTAGCAACACCAATTGACTTAAAATGTTTTTCAGCAAAAGGAACAGTAACTGGAACAATTAAACTAGAAACAGAAATATCCGCAGCATCACCTAATTCATGAGTACTTTTTTTGGCTACTACTGTAGATACTCCGCTGTTACGAATAGCTTCTTGGTGTTTAGAACACCTAAACCCAGAATTAATTCTAATGGGACTATTAACTTCAAGACGAAGTTTAGTAAGGCGATCTATTAATTCAACAGAAATTCTTTGATCTATGCACTCTTTATTAGTGCATTTGCACTCAAATTCTTTTGTTTTAAACCAGTTATTCATCCAAAGATTTTCACCCTTGTTCCAAATATAATAACCGTTTTCTATTTTAATTTTATTTTCCATATAATAAGTTGTTAACAACTATACATAGTAAGGTGATTAAATCAACGCCAACCGCCGCATTAAGGCAAATAATTACAGTGGCTTACGACGCATCACTTTAACTTTTTAACAAGGAATGTTATGAAAGAGTATATTAAGTATATCCCTCTTGGTCTTTTTGTTGCTTTTTGTATAAAAAGTTTAGTGGTTGGTGTCAGTGTAACTGAAGCACCATCATTAGCTATTATTGCAATTTTTTCCGCATATCTTGTACACAGAGATGAAGAAAAACAGCTTAAAGCTATTAATGATAAACTTAATCTTTTAGAAAAACAAAACGAAAATAAAACAAAAGAAATTGAAGACTTACGTTCTCATGTTTCTTCTGTAAAGTTAGGGCAGCAAATGCGTTCTGCTGTTAAATTTTAATGGACTCAATTGATAAGATGCTAGAACAGATTAAGGACTTTGCTTCTCTGCAAAAATATGCAGAGGCTCAGTACAAAACTATTCTATCGTTGTCACGCAAAGTAAAAGTATTAGAAGAACAGAACGTTGAGTTAAAAGATCTATTAGAAAAATCAACTCCTGTATTAAATGAAGAAAAGAAAAATTTTGTAGCATATCAAGTAGAAGCATCATCAGACGAAGAAATGATTGCTAAGGTCCAACTTGCTCGAATGAAAGAAATTTCAATGGACCGAGAACTAACATTAGAAGAAGCAAAACGAGTTGAGATCTTTACAAAAATCTTAAATACAAAGGGGTCTAGCTCGCCTATCATGCTCCAAACACAAAAAATGGACAGTGAAGACTTGCTTAAAATGTTAGACAATGAAACAACCCTCTCCTAAACCAAAAATTAATAAATCAGCAGCAGTTGCCGAACTCTGGAACAGAGGCGAATTGTCTTGGAAATGTCACGCAGTTCAAAAAGATATGCGTAATGTTTTTTACAATGCAGAAGATAATTCAACAATGGTATGGCTTCTTGCACGTCAATCTGGTAAGTCAGTAGAACTTGCAATTCTTGCGTTAGAGCAGTGTCTCCGCAAGTCTAATTCAATTGTAAAGCTTTTAACAGATACAAAGCTACATGCTCAAAGTATCTTTGATCCTATCTTTAAAATGCTATTAGAAGACTGTCCTGAGCATTTAAAGCCTACATATATTGAGAGTAAGTTTACATATCACTTTGCAAACGGAAGCTCTATACAGCTAGCAGGAAGCGATAATAAACACTACGAACGTCTAAGGGGTCAAAAGTCAGATTTAGTTCTTGTAGATGAGGCTGGCTTTTGTGATAACTTAAAGCACATTGTTAAATCTATTCTACTCCCAACCCTTACTCATACTGGTGGTAAAATTGTTCTAGCTTCTACCCCACCTACTGACCCAGACCACGATTTTTATGAGTTTATCGAACAAGCAGAGCTAAATAACACCCTTACAAAGAAAACAATTTACGATAACCCTCTTCTTAAAGAAGAACAAGTACAAAGAATTATTAAAGAAATGGGAGGAGAAAACTCTCCACAGTTTCGTCGTGAGTATCTTTGTGAAGTTATTCGTGAAGAAGAAAACGTGTTGTTTCCAGAATTTACCCCTGAGCTAGAAGCGCAGATTGTAAAAGATTGGCCCAAGCCACCTTTTTACGATACATATGTTTCAATGGATCTTGGATACAAAGATCTTACCGCTGTTTTATTTGCTTATTATGATTTTAGGGCAGATAAAGTAATTATTGAAGATGAGATTGTATTAAGTGGAAAAGAATTGCAACTACCTGATTTAACTGAACGAATTCTTAAAAAAGAAACCGATCTTTGGACAAACCCAATGTCCGGTGAAGTAAAAATTCCTAATATTCGCGTTAGTGATATTAATTATATTGTTACACAAGAAATCGCTCGTATTTCAAATAACAAAGTAACGTTTCTTCCTGCTAAAAAAGACGACAATGAAGCTGCTTTAAATAATCTTAGGGTAATGATTGCCAATAAAAAAATTATAATTAATCCTAGATGTAAGCACCTTATTCGTCATCTAAGAAACTGTAAATGGAAAAACGTAGAAACTAAGACAACATTTGCTCGTTCGCCTGATAATGGTCACTATGATACTGTTGATGCTGCAAAATATCTTGTAAGATCAATAAGTTATACTAAAAATCCTTATCCAGCGCACTATAATTATGATCTAAAAGATCTTTATGTACACAATCCTAAGAACTTTTATGGGCAACAATCGCACGATGTATATAGATCTATATTTAATGTAAAGAGAAAGTAACAACTATAAGAGTAATATAGAAACTTTTATGGGTATTTGTGGGTAATTAAATGGATACACCTAATTTAAATGTAGATAAAAAACAACAAGACGAAGTGTATTTTGCCCAAAAGAAGGCAGAAGACTGCGCTGGCATCCTTTTAGCTAAAGGTGATAGTTTTTTTAATATATTAAGAGCAAATGCCTACCTTGAAAAAATGTCAAGGATGTGGCGAGCTTATCACGGAGCATACTCAAATGACCTTGGATATGGTCATCGAGTCGAATTTTCCGGTGAACAGGGTGAACTTGTCATGCTCCCTGTAAATCACTTTGCTAACATTGCCCAACACATTTATACAATGATTACAGCAAACCGTCCTACTATGGATGCTCGTGCTGTAAACACTGATTATAAGTCATTAGCTCAAACTTACATTGCAAACGGTGTTTTAGACTATTATATGCGCGAAAAACACCTAGAGGCTTGCCTTAAAAAAGCAACAGAAATGGCAATTGTTCTAGGAACAGGGTTTATTAAGCTTGATTGGAACGCTACTGCTGGTGAAGCGTATGATGCTGACCCTGAAACTGGTGAAACTGTTTATGAAGGTGAGTTAGAATTTACAAATCTTTCACCGTTTGACGTTGTTGTAGACGGCACAAAAGAAACTTGGAACAACGAATGGATTTTAACTCGTTCATTTCAAAATCGTTACAATCTTATTGCTAAATATCCTGAATTAAAAGATAAACTTTTAGGTGTAAAACCAAAAAACCAAACTTCAGTGTATCGACTTGCTGTTTTTAGTAACGATGATACAGATGATGTTCCTGTGTATGAGTTCTATCATAAGCGAACTGAGGCAATGCCTGAAGGTCGTTACATGCTTTTCGTAGACTCGGATATTATTCTTTTAGATACAAAGATGCCGTATCGAGTTCTACCTGTATTTCGTATTACTCCTCGTGAGATTATGGGAACTCCATATGGATATACCCCCATGTACGATATTTTTCCTATTCAAGAGGGTATTAATTCGCTTTACAGCACTATTATGACTAACCAAAACGCCTTTGGTGTGCAAAACTTATTCGTTCCTCGTGGATCAGATTTGAGTATTGAGTCATTAGACGGTGCTATGAATATTGTTGAAGGTAACGCAAAGCCTGAACCTCTTCAACTTACATCAACTCCTCCAGAAGTATTTAATTTTCTTAACATGCTAATCCAATCAGCTGAAACAATTTCTGGAGTTAACAGTGTAACTCGTGGAAATCCTGAAGCTTCTCTTAAATCTGGAACAGCATTGGCACTTGTTCAATCAATGTCTTTACAATATATTTCAGGTCTTCAGCAAAGCTATGTTAAACTAATTGAAGATGTTGGAACAGCAATTATTCAGATCTTAAAAGATTTTGCAACAACACCTAAAGTTATTGCACTTGTTGGTAAAAATAATCGTCCGTTGCTTAAAGAATTTACCGGAGAGCAAATTTCTGCAATTAATCGTGTTGTAGTTGATGTTGGCAACCCTCTTGCCCGTACAACTGCTGGTCGTGTTCAAATGGCTGAACAAATGTTGCAGATGAATCTTATTAAATCACCAGAACAATACTTTCAAGTTATCAATACTGGTAAAATTGAAAC